CATAAGGGCCCCTCGAGGGCATAGCCCTCATCGCCGAAAGGAGGTGATAAGATGATCACCATCGATGTTTCTACTTTGCCAAGTGGGAACTGGAAAGCTCATGGCGGAAACGAGATTGCTCGCCTTAACACCCGTAAAATGGTGTATGGCCCGCTAATCTCGCCTAACGCACAAGCTTCCAGTACGACTTACCAACTCGAAGTAGGTTCTATTTCGACTGGTAAGAAGACGTGGGGACAACTCCGCGATCGGTCATGTAAACACTTGACCGCTAGCGGAACTCTCACGTGCCCGATTGGTTCACTACAGCAAGGGACACAAGACGGTTACCCCTACGCATATGCAGTCGGGTCGAGTACGAAAGTACTCTACTCATCTACACTCTGCTGGGGAGCTCCGTTCGAGTGGCTCGAAACTGTTGCCGTTCCACAAGCGATGTACCCTCCGGACCTTGGTGTTTACACCTGTCCAGATGGTATGACGACTTCGTATAAGGCCCATTGGGAGGGGGACAAGCTACTTCTAGCTTGGACTACTCTTAATGGAACCATATACAGGAACGGTAATGTGTACCAATCCAGTTCTATAACCACACGTATCTTCCGATACGTACGTGGGTCGGGTGCTAACATAGGTAAAATACACTATGTTGGCATGAGCGGTATTTTGTACCGCGTTCCGACTGGAACTGACTTGAGTACGAATTTCGCTGCGATTACGGTCCCGTGGAATAACTTTACCACGCAGACGCAGTATCAAAGCGGAACTAGTACCACTCCAGAGCTAGTGCTGAGCTATGTGAATAGCGCAGTTCAAGCCCAGTTCGAAAAACTCGAACTCTTCACAGAGTTTGGGTTCACGGACTATGGCCAACTAGCAATAGAGTGTGCAAAGCAGTTGAGGTATGTCAAAGAGAATGTCTTAGGACTTATCTTTGACGTCACTGAGTGGAGGAATATCCGCAATTTGTGGAAAACTCTCTCTACTAGCACCGCTTGGCGCGCCGCTTCCGCGGAGTGCAATAGGGTGTTTAGGCAACATAAGGGGAACTGGCGATCCTATCGCAGGATCACCACGCCCGTTGCCTCAGTGTACCTTGGTGTGAAGTACGGCGTATTGCCAACGTCTGACGACGTTGCGCGCCTGTTTCAAGGGATACAGCGATTCTCGTTGTACCGCCGGAAACAGCGCCTACATTCACGCAGGGTTACCTCGGTCGTATACCCAGACGCCTGCTACGGTCAGCACACGGCAGTTCTTACTGTCCAGTGCGCCGAATTCTCTGATGATATATCAGGGAAAGCGATGCAGTGCATCGCTGGCATGAAGGCGTTTGGCATGTACCCAGAGACGGTTAATCTTTGGGACAGACTCGCTTACTCATTTGTCGTCGACTGGTTTGTCCAGTTTGGCGACCTCTTTGAGGATGTTGACGAGTATCTCAACGTGAAAGATTATTTTCCCGTTGATTACTGTGTCATGTCTGAGAAGTGGAGTAAGGGAGTCACGGCCACATCTTTGGTTCCGGTTTCAATACCGGCAACAGGTATAGTAGAATTCAGTTACTATACCCGTTGGATCAGTAGGAATGTACCTCTTCCTACCGTCTCCTTGAACGCGAAGTCCTCGGCAGATAAACATCTGACCGAAGCTGCTGCGCTCATACTGGTACGTTGATCTCCTATATGGAGGATCTTCGTTACAGTGAGTGACGGCAATCCAAGCTATCCAAGTGCTGGATAGCATGATCGTGGGCGTTTAAACCCACAGGAAGGAGACCTCTAGATGAGTATCTCACTCAGCTACGGTCCCAATGGTACTGCGGTTGATGGCGTCAGCGATGTCAACCTGCCGACCCCGCCCCTCAACTACGTCGCCGACTTTCGTCGGATCGACGGTGGTGGAGAGACTGGGAAGGTGGTTTACACCGATCTGACCGCCCCCACTGATCGTCCTGCTACGCTGCGGATCCAGGCTTCGCCTAGGACCAACATCTACGCAGGAACTTCGATTGATCCGTCCGTGTACTTCCCTTCGAAGAAGGGCACGGATCTGGTCATCGAAGTAAAGGAAGTCTGGGCCAAGTCTGACTCAGCCGACCTTTCTTTCGTCCAGCAGGCCCCCGTTCGTGCCGCGCTCACCCTCAACCTTCCGAACGACGAGCTGGTCACCATTGCTACGGTGAAGCATCTCGTTGCTCGTCTGGTGGCAGCCTTGGCTGCGCAGGGTGAAGCGGACCTCGACGATGGTCTGACCGCTCTCCTCCACGGTGTCTACAGCAAGTAGCGCCAAGCCGCGGACTATAGCGACGGTTCTGGCGAATATCAACCGTAACAGGTCGGTATTCATCCAGTCCATCGTCTATATTTCGTTGGCAGGCCTCACTCTGTTGAACATCGTGTCAGGAAATGTTCCTACGGCCCCTGTTTCTGATTCTCTTGTGCCGACTTATAACCACAAGGTTATAAAGACGCATGAAAGGATTCAGATTAAGGGTGGCTCCTTCGTGGAGACCAGTACCGTAGAAACACTTCACACACAAGTGGAGGAGTAAGGTACCAATGCACAACAAACTGAACCCAACCCTAAGGGCTTGGGAAGACGTCTTAGTAAACCTAAGGCGCAGTTCGGTGTGCTGGCGAGGTAACCCCTTGTCAGAGAGAGATTTGCACACATACACGGAAGCAATTGTGTTGTGTGCACTTCATCTCACCGATTTATCAACTCAGTTCGGCGGTATCGGATCGCATCGTGAGATTGTCGCATGGGCCAAGAATTTGGTCACACTGGACATCTCAGATGTGGGATCCTTCTTGTCGGATGCAGTAGTGCTTCTGAGACATGTCTCAGAACCTACTAGCTACAATTGGTTTAAACGCCAATTGGCCGTGAAATATCCCTTCGTGGGAAGTTTCTTGGCTCCGGCTCGGGGTGTCTTCTCCGATTTCTTGGAGAATCCGAACCACCGAGGCTTTTACGTTTGCTACCAATTCCTCTCGTTTCTTACTCACCTGACCTTGCTCGACATTAATGTCGACTTGGAAGGGGAGTACGAGGAAATGGAAAGCTACCTACGGACGATTCACTACTCGCCTACTATGCTTAATGAGATGAATCTCATTATGCGGGAATGGTTGGAGGGCTTCTCTATTACTGAGGAGACTTTCTTCCCTTCCCATGGGCCTGGTGCTGTTGCGGAGTTACCTCGCAACATACCACAGATTCAGAAGTATTTGTGCCTTGGCACAGATCCTCTGATTGAGTACGTGTTTTGTCGTTACGTAGGTGTGAGTGCTACTTCCTTTCTCCCACTCCCACCGACAAGGTGGGAACGGAAATCGAAGATTGTCTTCGTGCCTAAAAGCATGAAGACTCGGCGCACTATCTCAAAAGAGCCAGCAACGCTCATGTACCTTCAACAAGGTGTATGGCGTGCGCTCGTGGAGTTTATCCACGACTCTGCTCATCTATCGGATCACATCCGATTTGATAAGCAAGAGTACAATGCGCAACTGGCTGTAGAGAGTAGTGCTTCGCACCGGTATGCGACGATAGACTTATCGTCTGCGTCGGATACCGTAACGCTCACGCTCGTAAAAGCTGTATTCCGCGGCACGCCTCTATATCCCTACCTGGTAGCTCTGCGGTCTCGTACCGCTGAACTGCCTTCGGGTAAGGTGTTAGAGTTGGAGAAATATGCGCCAATGGGGAGTGCATTATGCTTCCCTGTTGAAACGCTTATCTTCTCCTGTGCAGTGGAGTACACTGTCCGACGTGCACAACGTACACATTTGGGTTACTTCCCAAAGTGGCGCGTGTACGGTGACGACATCATAGTGCAAGACCCTCTCTTCGAGGATACCTTGCTAACTTTGGGTGGATTGGGTTTTATTACCAACCATTCAAAGTCCTTCGATTCCAGAGCTCGCTTTCGCGAATCCTGTGGAGGAGAAGGCTATGATGGGTACGAGGTAACACCGATGAAAATATCTCGCAGGTTTTATTCTGTGAGAGGTCGGCTTACCTCGCGTCACGCCGCTATATACGAGGGATTGATAGACATGGCTAACACAGCCTATGACTACCAATTCACACTATTGCGCGCATGGATTGTTCGAGTCTTACTCGACAACCAAATCGCTCCTCCCCTGTTTTCGGGGTCGACCGATTGCGCTCTCTACTCACCGAACCCGGACAACTTTCGGGCTCGCCACAGATTCAACTCCCGAAAGGGTAAGTTGAAATTCATGTGGTTGCGTGAAGTAGAAGTGATAGTGAGCTCCGCCTCTGAAAAGAACGTTCAGGGAACGGAGGCTTTGAGGCAGGCCTGGTCTTATGAATGGCTACGTCTTGCTAATGACCCGAAAGGGCCACGGCAACACGATGTCTTCATGCCAGAACACCGCATCAAAGTCCCTCGCGGCTCGGTGGTTACCAAGCTTAAGAAGGATTGGGTCCGACTCGACTAGAGTCGCATGCAGAATGTCTTTAGACTAGTATTTCACCTCCTTATGGTGGACGATGTCTAAAGGCTGCTGCGCCCAATCAAGCTTGGAACCTAGGTTGCCAAAATCCGGGCAACCGAAGATCGGTGGAGGAGTGGTAATCGCACCCAGTAGGGTGCGAGGGGTCAGAGCTTCCCTGACCTCACCGGGTCACAAC